TTACATCCACATAATTTGCTGCCCTGATGGCAACGGGTGCGGCCTTACGGCGTGGACTTCTCCCGGCTTCACAATGTATCGCTGTACCGACTCATAAGTGATGAACGTGGCGCTGCAATTCACGTTCTGGCACTGATGATAACGCTCTTTTGTCGTGTCAGTGATATAGCGGCTTGTACGCGCATGTGCGGCATGCTGGCATAAAGGACAATGAAACATCGCGAGCACCTCTTCCGGTTTTGTTGATGGTGCCATTTTAGTTAAATTATCCTTATAAAACAAACAGATAAAATAAAAACATCACTCATCATCTTCTGTTTCGTACTCCACATCAGAAAGCCTGACCTCAAGCTCCAGGCACGTCGTGAAGCCGCTATTATTCAGAAAATGTGTCACCTTAGTGATTGTCCAGTCCTGCTCGTCTATGACGCGCTTAAAGCCTGACACTTTGACCGGCGTTTCCGTGTAAATATCTGCACGACCGGTAGCCAGGCTGATGGAGAACTCCGCAACGCCCCGTTGCAGCTTATCCCACTTCGCCTGAGCGGCGCGCATGGCCTGCGCTTTCGTGGCATATACCGTGGTCAGGGCAAAAACGTTGTCAGCCTCACCGGCCATATATTCACCTTCGCGCGCTTCCGGTACTTTTGGCGCTTTCTTCTGCGTGACCGGTTTCGCTTTGGGGTGCTCCAGTGCGCGCAGGTGTTTTTCTTTCTTTTTGCGTTTCAGTTTTACCTTCTGCTTTTGAGGCTTCGGGTCTTTAGTGTGTAGCCATTTTGCCGTTACACCGGTGTAGGCTCCACGGTCAGCAATCGCAAAATGATGACGGTCGCCGTCGCTGCGGGTGATGATGACCTGCGGGATTTTCTTACCGCTGGCCGTCACCCCCCGCCCCGCCTTAAGAAATAACAGTTTTCCCATTTTTACCGACACCTCACCGCCGTTGCGTTCAGCAAGGCGGGTCAGGAATTTTGCATCAGACTCCTGCGACTGGTCGATGTGCGGGATTTTAATTCCGGCCAGTGACGGAGCAACACTGGCTTCCAGCTTGTTACGGGAGGCTATCGCCTCAACAATCGTACCGAGCGTGGTGTCATGCCAGGAGCCTTCCCGGCGGGAATTGAGCGTCCCGCGAAAATCTGCACTCCGGGCGCGGATGGTGACCACATCCGGCGCGCCCCGGTGTTCTACCTCATCAACGGTAAATTTCCCTTTGCATACCAGGGCAAAACCTTTCCAGCCGATATACACCGTCAGGACAGCGCCACGAACCGGCAGCCCGACCTGCCCGTCGGCATCGTTCAGTTCAATATCAAGCTGGTCAGCCTCAAAGCCCCGGTTATCCGTCAGGGTCATGCTCATCAGACGGTCGCTGATATTGCCGGTAATATCCCTGCTGTCGAGCATCAGCATGTAATCCGGCGTCAGCGTACTGCCTGCATCAAATGTCAGCGCATCCAACATTATTCCGCCCCCGTCATACCCGTGAATCTGGTCGCCATACTGCCAGCCTTACCGATGAGCGATTCCGCCTGTTTACCAATATCGCCATACAGCGCGGCCAGTGATTCATCAACGCGGGTGAGCGACAGCGTAAAATCAATTTTTCGGGGTGTGCCGTCTGCAAAGAAAATACTCCCTGTTTCACTCACCTTGCTGATGACATACATGCCGTAAATCATGCCTGTGCCATCCAGCAACGGCCACGCCCGGCCTTCCTCTGCCATCAGCCTGAGCGTGGTCATCGTCAGCTTTCCGCCGGTCAGTTCGGGATAAAGCACACCGGCAAGCGTGATGTTTTCCTCGCCAACACCGAGAAACTGAAAGGCATCCCGTTTACCGATACGGGAATTTGACGGCCAGCGATAATCTGATTCACGCTGCATGGTCTGGTGTGGCAGCGTCTGGCGCATAAAAACAAACATACCTAACGCGAGCATCATTTTTCGTCACCTCCTTAACCGTCATGCATCATGCTGGCACGGGCGCGCGCACGTTTATCCCGCTCGTATTTTTCGAGCGCATCCTGTAACTGGCGGTCGAGCTGTGTCCCCGGCGCAGTACCACCCGTCAGGCTAATGTGATATTCGTTTTTACTCTGATCCACATAAGAGCGGCCAGCCGGTGCCGTGACCGGCTGATAAGCCTGATAGCCTGCATAAGAGCTGGTCGCCGGAATATAACCACCGGTGCCATACGTGGCGGCATGAGTTCTGGCGGCGGTCTGGTCAAGTGTGTCTGACTCTTTGTTGATAACACCGAGTTTTTCCAGTACCCAGTCAATACCGCTGCGCAGTTTGTTGAACGCATTAAGCGGCAGCATCAGCGCGTCAGCCAGTGCCTGCCCGAACATGACGCCCGTGTCACGGCAACGGTTCAGGGTGTCCAGGGTGGCTTTAACCGGAGCAATCAGGTTTGTAAACCACTGCCACGCGGCCTGTAACTTTTCGCCCAGCCAGTCAAACACCGGTTTCAGTGGCGTGAACAGTTCCCCCACCGGCGCAAATGCCGCTTTCAGCCCTTCCACCACACCGCCAAAGAATGCGCTGACAGGCTCCCAGTATTTACGGATAAGCAACGCCCCGGCGACAATGGCGGCCACCACGGCCACAACCGGCCAGCTAATCGCCCCGATGGCGGTCATAACAGCACTGCCAACCGTCGTGAAGATTGCCCCCATTGCGCCTGCTGCCGCGATGATGGCATTGATGCCGGTGATAACCGGCCAGGCTATGAGGCCAATGGCACCGATGACACCAGTCAGCGCCAGTGCACCACCGACAATGATGCCGATGGTTGACGCCAGTGATTTGTTTTTCTGTATCCAGCCGTCGAGTTTTAACACATACTTTGTGGCCGTCTGCGTGAGCTTACGCAGTGCGCCTTCCTGCTGGTCAAACAGGTCAGTCCCCACCGCCTCATAAGCGGACTGAAACTCCTTAAAGTCACCGCCTAGGTTGTCCTGCATGATATTTACCAGCTCGGCGGTCTTCCCGTCTGAGGCTTTAAACGCAGCGGTCAGTTTGTCCAGCTTTCCGGTTGAGGCGGCAGTCATCAGCACGGCGGCGGCTGAGCTGGCCTCCTCCCCGAAAATAGTTTTCATGTATTCAGCCTGCTGGGCAGTACCGAGCCGGTTTTTCTCAAAACTGGCCTGCATTTCTTTCAGAATGGTAAATATTGGCCGGGTGTTTCCCTTGCTGTCTGAGGTTTTCACTCCAAGCTCTTTGAGTGCATCCCATGCTTTTCCCGTCGGTGCCTGCAGGCGGCTTAACACGGCACGGCTTCCCGTCCCCGCCATTGAGCCTGTGATTTTTGCATCATGCAGCGCCCCGACCATTGCGGCGGTTTCTTCAATGCTGACACCGGCATTTTTTGCCACAGGTGCGGCATAGGTCAGCGCATCGCTCATGCCGTCAAAATCGGCGGCGGTTTTGTTCATCGTCATGGAGAGAACATCCCCGATATGAGCGACCTTATCGTTTGAAAGCTGAAAGGCGGATTTCATCCCCATCAGCAGGGCGGCGTTTTCTTCCATCGTGCGGCGGTTCGCCAGCGCCATATTCAGCGTGACCGGCGTTGCCGCCTGAATGGCATCAACATCCCCACCCGCTTTCGCGATGATTATCTGTGCACCGGCCGCATCATCCGCCGAGGCGGCGGTATTGTCGCCGAGCTGGCGCGCCTGTTTGCGTAGTGCGGTCATTTCGGCGGAGTCTTTTGCCACTCCGAGCACGGCCTGCAATTCTGAGTTTTTCTGCGCAAACTCATAACCGGGCATCAGCAGCTTAACTCCGGCCATCGTTCCCGCCGCCGCAATCCCCACACCGGCAGCGCCCACCGAGGCCATATTTCCGGCCAGTTCCTTTCCGGCCTGATAACGCTGTTTGACTGCGTTAAGTTTTGCCTGTTGCGCACTGACACGCGCCAGCGCATCACGCTGACGGTTAAGCTGTGCGGTGGTTTCACTGATACGGTTTTTCAGTCCCTGCTCATCATGTGCAAGATTGCGGGTATTAATTCCCACAGCGGCCAGTTCCCGCTGCTGGCGTTTAACGGAATCCGTCAGGCGGTTATATTTCGCCTGTAAGTCCTCCGCCGCACGCTTTGCGGATTCCAGCACTTTCGCCTGAGCACGGGTCGGACGTTCGGTGTTTTTAAACTGTGTGGCAAGGGCTTCGGCTTCCTGCCGTGCCTTTTCAAGTGCATGACCAGTCACGGCAAGCTGTGCACTGGTCTTGCGGAATCCCTCAATACGGGATGCGTGACCGTTCAGCTCGCGCAGTGATTTTTGTGTTTCCCGGATATCCCCCGACAGCGACTTACTCGCTGTACGGATGGATTTAAACGGGCGGGATGCCTGGTCAACAGCCCTGAGCAATACCTGTAATTTTACATTGTTACTCATTCGTGTTTCCGCTTCGCCGGAGCGCCTTTTCGCGCCATGTGATGAGTTCGGTCAGGCTCATGGGATACAGTTCTGATGGCGGCCAGTGAAATATCACTGCCACATCCGCCATCAGGTCATCGACCGAGAGATTTTTCGGAAACGTCACTGCACCGAGTTCGGCGACAAAAAACCGACCACCTTACCGGCCAGCGCCACAAGGTCAGGCAGTTCCAGCGCGGCGACTTCCTGCTCGGTCAGCATCGGTGCCGTCATGCGCGGCAGCACTTTAATCAGTGCATCGACTTCGGAGTTCGCGACTGCAGCCAGACTGACACCGCGCAGCGTCCCGGCATTGGGTTTCATCAGCGTGACCTGTTCGATAACCTGCTCACCACGTTTGACCGGATTGTCCAGGGTAATGACGTTTTCTTTGTTCATGGTTTTCTCACTTCTGAATCGGGGTTAACCGGTCAGCCAGGCTGACCGGATGAAAATCACAGGCCGATATTGCGGCGGTGTTGCTCCAGCCGGTCGACGCCGTTCACCTTCTCAATCATGTTGATGGTGTCGATTTCGACCAGCTCCTTACCGTCCATCGTCAGCCGGAAATAGGTGCAGACCACGGAGATTTTCGACTCAGTGTCTTCTCCCTGTTTACCCTCGCCGGTGTCGATTTCTTTCTGACGTCCACGCATGACCACTTCGACGGCCACCGTTTCGCCGGTATCGTCACGCTGGTAAGAGCCTGCAAAACGAATCGGCACAGCATCCACACCGGTTGCGGCGTAAAGCTCCCAGATAACCGAATCCGGGAAGCCCCCGAGCGACCACTCCATTGACAGCGCATCGTCATCAAGGCCGAGGTCTACCGGTGCGCTTCCGTTCATCCCCGCACCGCGATAGTTTTCGAGTTTACGGGTCAGTTTTGGCAGCGTGACGGACTTTGCAACGCCCTGATAGCTGTAGCCGTTCAGAAAGACGTTCATTAACTTGAGTTTGCGCGGCATTGCCATCGGTCAGGCTCCTTAATTGCTGTTAACCGAGGTGACCAGATTTGCCAGGTATTTATCGGTAATACGCTGGCGCAGGGTCAGGTTTTCAAGAGGAGGCACCGGGGTATAGTCGTAGTCGATATACAGTTTTCCGGCCTTAAGGGTTTCCGCATCGTTGGATTCTTCGCTGAACCAGCAGGTCGCATCCACGATATAGCCGTTTGTTTTCAGCTCACGGAATTTGGCATTGATGCCGTCAACGATGTCGCGAATCAGCGTTGCAGTGATGGGCTTGTCCACCGCCCACATGTGCGCCTCAGCCATCGTGTCGGCCAGCACCTGCGCGGTGCGGGTGTAGTTTTCAAAGAGGAACAGCGGGTCATCAGAGCAGGTACGGTTACCCCAGAAGCGGAAACCGTCACGGCGAATCAGCGTTGTGACACCTGACTCGTTCAACAGGTCAGCATCGGTGCCGGACTCCTGCAAATCCCAGAATACAGAGGCACTGATGCCGGTAACACCGTTTACCCCGACGTTGGACAGCGTTTTATGCCAGCCCTGCTCCTGGTCGATTTTAGCGCGCAGGCCCAGCGCACGGGCGGTGGCATACGCGGTGGCGGTGGTACTGGCGACCGTATCCCATGCGAGGAAATCCGGCCAGATGACCATCAGCTCACGCTGGCTGAAATTCTGGCGGTAGGCTTTCACCTCGGAAATGGTCTTACAGCCCCATGCGCTGATATACCCGAAAGCGCGCAGCTTCTGACAGACTGATGCCAGTGCAACAGCCACCTCTTTGGTGTCCAGTCCCGGCACGCCGAGAATACGCGGTTTAACACCGGTTACTGACTCCGCCGCCAGCAGGGCTTTCAGTCCGGTGTACTGACCGTTTTCGTCGGTGGTGCCGATGATATTGGAAACGGTCTGCGCGAGTTTCGTTTCTTCGTCTTCGCCGGTGCCGTCTTCCACACGTACGACAACGGTGACCGGTTTTGACTGGTCAGCGATGGCCTGTAACGACGCCGCCAGCGTGCCTTTTTTACCGGCCTTTGCAATTGCGCTCTGCACATTGGTAATCAGCACCGGTTTATTGAGGGGGAAGATTTCCGCATCCGCATCGCTGGCCGTGCAGACCATGCCAACAATGGCGGTGGATACGGTGGAAATGACGCGGGTGCCGTCGTTAATCTCCAGCACCTGCACGCCGTGATGATAGTCACTCATCCGTTTAACTCCGTGGTTAATGGGTGCAACTATTTTCTGTTGGGCAGTGCATAAGACGCTATTTGACCTGACTGGTCAGTGGATGAAACAACAGATTAAAGAAAAGGCGGGCAACTCGCCCGCCCGTCCTGATTTGTACTCACTCATTTTTCAACTGACAATTTACATAGCCCAAACGCTATCAAATCTGACAGCCTATTTTGAGCGAAAAGCAGACATTAGCATCCTTCTTATAGAAAAGGTAAACCTGCTTCTATTTGTTAATCAATAGAGAGTAAGTCACAATGGCAGATACGAATATCGGCTGGAGAAATTAAATTGAAACCAGAGCAAATGAAAAACAGGGAAGAATTAACTAGCTTTGCAACGAAACTTGCTACTCAAATCAAGATGCAAACCAGCAGCAATTTAAATGATCTTTCTACAGCCCAAGAGAGTTCGCTATTGCCTCTAATCAATCATGCCTGGGGAGAGCAGTTTGAGGATATGAATAGGATATCCCAAAACTACCCTGGTCTCGACTATGTGCAACCGGGAAAGCGCTTAGGTTTGCAAATGACTGCCACTGCAAGAAAGGTTAAGTATCAGAAAACATTAGACAAACTTCGAAACAATGAGAAGTTAAAGGGTAAGTTTGACGAGATTTGGTTTTTCGTCCTCACGGCTGAACGCCTACCTGATAACGTACGTGAACACCCTGACGATTTTCAGTGCAAATATTTCACATTGTACGACCTAGTCGAAAAGGTAATGGGACAAACTTTAGAATTTCAGCGTGATTTTTTGACCCTTGCCCGGAAAGAATACTCGGATTATTTCTCTCCTGGGGACGTTGCTTTCAATCAGGGGTATTGTGTATCAGAAAACAAGCCGATCCCCTTTGACTTGAGTCTTTTCAACGCGTTAATTCATACTAATGAATGGTTTGATGATGTTGACGAAGGTGAGCAGATCGTATATGAATTTCTAGAACTTTTTAAAAATAGACTGCGTCAATGCACTTTATCTGCTAGAAATCTTTTAAGCAAAATTATCAGTGAGATAAATATACCGAAGAGTACAAGCACGAAAATCGAGTTTCCTGAAAAGCAACTTTTCGGGCCACTAATGATTGACGATACAAACTATCAATCTTTTTCAAAAGACCTTGATGATTTGTTCGAGATGAGTCTTATTGAACGATGGGACAATTATGTTGGAATGTACTATAAGGGTGATGATGCATATATCAAAAATGAACGTATGATCAGCGTGTCATTTCCAAAGATTGAACCCGAAATGAATCTGTATGCGGCGTTATATATCTTTTATGAAAAAAATCATGATATTGCAAAACTTGTGAACGCAATTGAAAATAGTGATTTTTCTCTGCTCGCTGACAGCACTTGCCAAAATAATTAGTTAGTAAAAGGATGCATTTATGCTCTTAGTTACTCACTCTGTTGAATTTATTTTAAGTTATTAATATAGATATGGGCTTATATATCTTTAATAGAAATGACTAGCGTGAAAAATATGGGGCTAACTGGTCTGCCTCTCTTTTGACCAAGACAATTTGCTGGAAAACTTCCGCTCTTGGCACAGAGCGGACTGTCAGATTAGACTTTACTCTGTGCCATAGATATGTAAGCTCCCACCAGAGCTCATACAACTTACTGCGGCATTTCCGGCCATTCAGGATTTGCAGGATCCACACGACTGACCAGAACACTGTAGCGTTCCCATGCTTCCAGTCGGCTGCGTTCCTCCTCTGTTGCCATATTCAGCCTGACAGCGCGCTCCAGCAGCAAAATCACGGATTCAGCTTCGGAAAGTAAAGTTGCCTTTTGTGATTCTGCCAGTTGATGCTGTTCGTCTGCCGTATAAATCCGCTTAATCACGGCACCATCCTTAAACATCCATTTACCTGAGTCATCAGCACGTCGGTTGGCGGTAATATCAGGAACCTCGACAACGCTAAAACCTTCAGGGTTAAGCGTTGAAGCATCTCTGGTGATGCCGACAATTATATTATTCTCGTCGTAAACAATCTTTATCGTGTCTTCCTGAAAATTACTTACTTCCTCATACCAGTTTTTTCCGTCTTCAGACCATAACCAGACAACATCAAAATTTTTTGTCAGTTGATATTGGGCAACAGTTTTGGGATTACCCGCAGTAATATTTTTTAAATGCTGCATAAATTACACCTGTGCGACGTTATACCATGTGCCATTAATGTATTTTTGTATTGGTCTGAATACTGCGGGGTCATCACCATCGACTTCACCGACAATACCAAGCCCTGTAATTACATGGCCTGATTTTTCATACATCACACCTTTTTGCATAGTCTGAACAACACGTGTGCCCAGGCGAATATCTCGTACATAGCGAGAATCCGATTCAGCTTTGGTATATGCACCAACATCTCCCGCAGAGGGTTTGCGGGTTGTGGTGTAAAACTCTGACCAGTTAGCCTCAAATCCATAACCATCACGTGCTGAACGATAAAAAATACCGCCGTTCTTATAATTCACACGGAACTGTACGGCAGGGCAACTCCCCGCATTCATATTGAAGTGGAGGATTAATGTCGATGCACCGCTGATATCTGCATCATAAACACCGCTATTCCAGTTCCAGCCAACAGCTTTATCATTTGCAACCCTGCTTCCTGTTTGCCCTAAAGCAAATGCAGGCTGCTGGTTTTTCGTGTTGTAGTCTCGTCGCCAGCCGGGGGCATAAGCATCACCATGATTAATATAAGTGAATTGAGCGTTAGTGGTGCCGCCTCCGGTAGAAGTGCTTGGTGTTGTTACACGGATGGTCATGGCACCTTTATTACCCATAACCTCAATAACGCAACCTGCAAGATGAATAGTTCCACAGCCAGTATCGGTAATAATTTTATTATTGCCGTATGACCATGAACATTTGCACATCCAGTACGGATGATTAAATGCACCACGGGAATCCAGCCATTCAATAAACTGAGCGGTTGTCCAGTTTCCGGCTTCAGTGCTCAAAGCGCCGCTATAAGCACGACAGGCACCGATATTTTTCGTGAAGGTATCCTTTCCCGGAATATCCGCACCGTTCTGATCTTTCTGAAGACGTTTTTCAGCATTGTCATAGGCAGACTTCACTGCTTTTGGTGTTGCGGCCAGCGTTTCAGAATCACTGTTGGCGGCGCTACTGAGCTGAACAAGACCTTTCCGCGCCGTGGTGGCGTCCTGTGCAGTGTATTTCCCGTTAGCAAGGTCATACGCGGCCTTTACCGCCTTTGGCGTTGCCGCAAGCGTTTCAGAATCGCTGTTGGTGACGCTACTGAGCTGGACAAGACCTTTTCGCGCTGTGGTGGCGTCCTGTGCGGTATATTTCCCGTTAGCAAGGTCATATGCTGCTTTTACCGCTTTTGGTGTTGCGGCAAGCGTTTCAGACGTGCTGTTGGTGGCACTACTGAGCTGGACAAGACCTTTTCGCGCTGTGGTAGCGTCCTGTGCGGTATATTTCCCGTTAGCCAGGTCATATGCGGCCTTAACCGCTTTCGGCGTTGCAGCCAGTGTTTCAGACGTGCTGTTGGTCGCACTGCTTAACTGAGTAAAACCTTTTGCGGTCAGCGAGGCGTCCGGGTGACGTCGTGACTGTTCATGTTCTGCAATTTTGTCATCAACGTAATCCTGCGTCGCCATCACCGTTGTGGTGTCAATGGTCAGCTCCACTGAGGTCACACTGCTGACGATGATGACCATGCGACAGGTCTGCGAACGCCCTGAGCCTTCGGCAAGAGCTGGCTTATAACTTTCGGCCATGTTCGCCACGGCAATTAATGTTCCCGCATCATCGTACAGGCCAAGCTCACGCATCCAGAAACCGCCCACCTCCGGCGGAATAACCAGCTCTGCGATAATATAATTACTGTTTCGTTTGTCCTGGCTGATTTTGTTCAGCGCATGTCGCCAGACTTCATGGATAAGCCCGGTCTGTCCGGCATCCGGGACAGGCAATTTACCACCGCCATCCCCGACGGCCATCGTGGTAATGTTGACCTTCCGCCCTCCCGGCGCGGTTGCCGCTGCCAGCTTTGCTGCACCGGCAGTGGTGATAACGGTTCTGAATTTTGTGCTCATTATTCCTCACTTATCCGGGGTAAACCGTAATTACATCGCCGTCATAAGCCACACCACCGGCGAACAGGTAGCCGGGAATGTCCCGGGTAATGTTCAGGCCAATAAGGTGGCGGCTTGCAGGTTTGGCATCAGCAATCAGCCGTTCCATTTCCTGATACATTGCCTCTGTGATGCCACTTTCCAGTACACCAATATCAAGCCGGAAGGTGCCCGGCGGGTCACTGGTTTCCCACCACTCCGTCACGTTGATGAGATAGCCGAGCGGCTCCACCACACGCCGGATTGCACCTATAGTGCCTTTATGACAGTGGATGAAATAGGCATCGCGGATAACGGCGCGTTTTGTCGCTTCCGGCCACTTTTCATCCCACCTGTCGACCGAAAACGCCCACGCCAGCCACGGCAGCAGATTTGCCGGACAGGTGTCCGGGTTCCACAGCTCACGAATACTGACCGGCGTTTTTTCAATTTCCGCACAGGCTTTTGCGGCAGCGACCTCAAGCGGTGATAAGCCGGTCGGCAGCAGTCGCGAATCACTCATCCGAGCCTCCGGTCACGACGCGGTATTCGGTACAGAAAGACGCCTGCGTACTGTTGAGCACGATGTCGGCCAGTGGTGCTGCCAGTTCGACACGCTGCACACCTTCCACATGCAAAGCGGCATAAATGGCAGACAGACGGATGTCGCGCCCCAGCCGGTGCTGTGCCGTGATATACGCTTCCAGTTTTTTCACGGCGGCAGCGCGGATGGGTTCGCTTTCGGGACCAGGGTAAAGGTAAAGCGTGGCGTTTATCTGGTATTCAACGATGGCGGCAGACTGCACGGTCACGCGGTCGGCCACCGGCCTGACGTCCTCACCATTAAGGGCGTTACGCACCACGGCCAGCAGGTCTTCGGATGCAACACCGTTATTTTCACGTGACAGCACAGAGATGGTGACGCAGGCCGGAGACGGACTGGTGACAGAGATATCCGCGACACGCCCGTCGGCACTGCGACCATGATACTGATAGGCACCCACCGACCCGGCGACGCTTAAGCCCTCAAACGCCTGCTGAATACGCAGACGATAATCGGTGTCAGACTCCATCACTGCCGGTGTCGGCGGAATGGTCGAATCATCTGCCGGGGTGATAGTCAGGCGCGTGGTGTTGTAATTGGCACCAATCACATCAAGGTCATTACCGGCTGCACAGGCCAGCATCACCGCCCGTGCAGCCTCATTCACACGCTGACGCCAGATAAGCTCACGATAAGCATTTTCCTCCAGCAGTTTGACGAGAGGCTCGGATTCCAGCGTCAGGGTACGGGCGACCGCCTCCTGCTGGTCTTCCGGGTAAAGGGAAATCAGTGTCGCCTTGCGTTCGGTGAGAATGGTTTCAAAGTCCAGCTCCTCGACCACATCCGGTGCGGGTAGCTGGTTCAGGTCGATAATCGGCATGGTTTCAACTCACAGGGATGGTTAACGAAAGTGGCTGGCCGGTGTCGTTGTGCTGGCCGGTCAACGTGACCGTCATTCGCCCGTCAAAGCTGCGCGCCGTGGTGACGGATGACAGGGTGACGCGGGGTTCCCATTTCAGCACTGCCATGTAACAGGCGACCTTAATCTGCAACTCAAGCGCCGGGGTCTGCGGCTGGTCAATCATTGATGCCAGCAACGAGCCGTAATCACGACGCATCACCCGTGAGCCGACCGGCGTGCGCAGGATATCGCCGATACTCTGGCTGATATGCTCAAGGTCAGTGACAGTCAGGCCATTACTGCGATTCATTCCGAGATAACGCGCTGTCATAAAGGACTCCCGGTTGTGCCGCCGCTGTCGCCGGGGTGTTTGTGGGTATGCAGTACCTTACCGTTTGATGAGAGTTCACCGCCGGTGTGTTCAATGTTGCCGCGCATCGTCCCGCCCTTCTGCACTTCCAGCGTGCCGGTAATCAGCCTGTTGGTGCAGACCACCTCCGGTGTGTCCAGGGTGACGCGGGTTGATGCTTTCACCATGACCACCGGCACCGTGGCAGTAACAGAATCAGAAGCCGTCACGCTGGCCGTTTTAATTCCGCTTGCCGTGAGTGCACTGGTTTCGGGTTCATATTCAATCACCGCCCCGTCAGGGAAACGGATATGCAGGGCATCCGCCGACGCAGACGGCGCGGGGTTATCGCCGGAATAAATCCCCGGCAGAACGAACGCCGTGTCGAGTTCACCGCCCACGGCCAGAATCAGCACCTGCTCCCCCACGGAAGGTGCCCACCATGTGCGCGAACGACCGGCACGATGGGTCAGCCACTGAAGCCAGTCAGTGCACATGCCGCCGGTCTGCACACGGCAGCGACCGGCGTTAAGGTCGGTTTCGACGATAATGCCGGTGCGAATCATGTTGCGCAGTGCGCGCGCGAGTTCCTGAATATTTGCGAGAGTGTTCATGCATGTGAGATTGCACAATATATAAAAGTTATGCTATCTGGATTCATTTGTAGAACTACCAGACAACATTCAAGGAGAGCGTAATGGTCAGCTATAATGTGACTAATGTGTGGGGGCTAATCGTTTTTTTCCTTTGTAGCTTTGCAGTATTAGCATTTTTTAGCTTTGGTAAAAGTAACCTTATGAGGCTTATTGCACATTATTTCAATTTTGGATATTCAGACAAAAAATTAAAAAGACTTGACCGCGAGTGGCGCGACATTCAACTATTTAAAATAATTAACGGAATCAATGTATCAGGCATTGAAAATGTGAGAATGATACAGCAGGGACTGATTGATGGAAAACTAAAAACATCGTATTTTTTCCTTACTCGCATCTGGGGTGACATAACAAAACCACCACACATAATTAAAACAATAATTGTAATTCTGGCCAGTATTTTTTACATTCTCCTCGCATGTTATATACACAACAAACAATCCGCTATAGTAAGAGATGCCATAGGCATACCATATAAAAATATGATGTACTATGTTTATAGTGACAAAGTTCTTTTATCCTTCAACAATAAAACAGTTGAATTCAATAAAACTTATAGCCTTGCCGATTGCAAGAGGCTACGAAACGTATTTATAAAAGACACACTTCCTGAGATCGCCTGCAATAAGCTCTTACAGCTAAACGAGGAGGACTCCGAATGGTTAAGTCAGGAGATTAAAGATAATAACAGCCAAAAAAAAGCATTATTAATAATATCCCTCATCTATTTCATTTCAGGTCTGGTTATATTCCTGTCATATACAAAATTCCTTTACGCCAATAAGAAGGTTGTAGAATACAAAGCATCAAATAAAAATCACTCATAAACCTCTAAACATTGAGCGACCAGCATGGCCGCTCAATGTTTAATTGCGCATCAGCCTCTGCCTGGATAAAACTAACGCTCAAGGTGAGCCAGGATAATCTCTTCAATCATCTGCACATCCTCACCGGTAAAGCCGAGCAGAGGACGCGCCGGATAATCAATTTTCTTACCGTTTTTCCGGGTTTCTTCCGACAGACCAAACTGATGCACGCTGGCGATTTTCGGTGACTTCCCGCCGTAAAATTCCATTGATGCCTGTTCCGGGCTGGCGCGGATATGCAAAAAACGACTGGTGATAAGTTTCGCAAACATTTTTCGCTTAACACGACCGGTCTTTTTTCTGGCGCTCTGCTGCTGGCGTGGTGCGTAGGGTGTGCCGTCCGGGGCTTTCTGTGCCATCACCCGGCGCTGCTGACTCTGCCGCAGATGTTTCGCCAGTTCGGTGCTCAGTCGCCGACGCCCTGATGGTGACAGTGATTCAATCAGCCCGGTCAGCCGGTCTTCAAAATGCTTAAACTCATTCATCCCACTTGCTCACCAGTTCGCCATTGATATAAAGCTCCATCGGGCGGGTGACCGGCTCCGGCGGCGGAGGTTCCGGGATATTCTTCACATGCAGTGCGCCGTCCACCTCACTGACCAGCGTGCGCTCGGTCAGCATCAGGCTGATGCTGATATCAAAGCTGCTGTCATTGTTGATGTCCGCATAAAACGTGAAGCCCTTTTTCTGGCCTTCGTCGGTGGTCATGATGTCGGGCTGATTTTCCCGCAGCCACGCCAGCACCGGCACGATGAGCAGGTCAAAATCACCGGTAAAGTCGGTCACAATGACATTGAGCGTGTAACGCTTTTCGAATGACAGCGACGTCGCCAGCGTGGAGGCAATACTCCCGTTATCCACGAATATCCGCAGCATCTCGGGACTGGTTTTCAGCACCGTGACGGCATCAGTCAGCGCCCTGCGCAGGCTGTCGGGTTTGAGCATCGTTTTCGTCCTGACAGTGTTTAATCATTTTTACCTGGCTGGCACAGCGTGCCAGCGCGTTCTCAAGCAGCCGGATATCGGCACTTAAATCGCCGTTCTTCTGCGGGTCACTGCCCGGCATCGGGCAAAGACTCACTTTCGGGCAGGCGTTGTGGACAATCACTGGCGTCTGCGCAGGCCGGGCGCTGGTGCAACCGGCGCACAGCATCAGGCAGGTCAGCACCGTACCAGCGGCGAAAATCTTCGTTTTCATTGAGTAACCTCGTGATGGTTTTCTCGCGCTGTGCTTCACGCTTCGCGGCGTTCTCCAGTTCCTGACGCAGTGCCACCTGCGCCAGCTCGTTTTTGTCTGCCCTGGTGATGGCAACATGAAGCTGATTTTTCAGCATGGTGATGGTCGTCTGCTGTTCACTGGCGACGTTGTTCGCCCTGTCCAGCGAGGCGCGCAGGCTGGCATTTTCATGCTTCACCAGAAACAGCCCCGCCACCGCCAGTGATAACAACACAACCAGCACAGTCATCAGTTTTGACATAGTTCCCGCCCCTCAAGACGCTGACGGCAGGCCGTACGTATCAGCCGGAAAAACAGCGATGCCACGAGATAAATCAGTGCGGTAAAAATCCACCCGGCAGCGACCAGCGAGATAAACGTCGCCACCATCACCACCAGACCCACCGCCCGTCTGCACCACGTCACCGGCTGCAAAAACAGCGACGTGACAATCTTCACAGCCAGCGATTCCGGCGGCAGCTCCCGCCCGTAGCGTTCCAGCACATACTCAGTGGCATACACCCCGACACCACCGGCAACCACACAGATAACCGTCGCCAGAATCGCCCAGGTGGCGACAAAACTGACGGCCACGCTCTGCGGGTAAATCAGGGACAGTGCCAGCATCAGCGCCAGCGACACGTTCAGCATCAGTGAAAGGGATAATTTCTTCATGGTGTTTACTCCGTTTAAGCCGGTACGCCGCCAGCGGTACGCCAGACGGTGACCAGTTTTTCCAGTGAATGCTCACGCTGACCGTAACCGGCACCCGGCAGGGACGCCCAGATATTGCGACAGCGTGAAATGGCGCGCTCAATGCGTCCCGCCCGGATGTCATCCAGTGCACCGCGTTCGCGGATCAACTGAATGGCGAGTCTGTCCTGTGACAATGGACTGAAATCCGGCAGGGCAAGCTGTTTGCGGTAATGCGGCCAGAACAGGTAAAGCTGCTGATAGCGACCGGAGGCCGTGGATTTTTCACCGCGACGGTTAAACACCTTCGCCGGTCGGCCATGCGCGAACGGGTGGTCACTGTAGTCGGTGAAAATTTCCGGCTTCCCGTCCAGTCCGGTGACTATCACGTCATAGCCCCGGTTTTTCGTCAGCGGATGATTCGCCGTCCCTTCGGACACGGCCAGCATGTCGAGAAAGGCGGCGATATTCTGATGTGTTTTAATTACCGGCATTACTGTTTCCCCCTGCCCTTAAAGCGGCGCTGAATGGCAATCTCAATCACCTGATAACCGGCGATACCCAGCATGGAGCCAATGCCGCACACCGCAGGCAGTGACAGGTCAGGAAACTGCACCAGAACAACACCGGCAACCATTGAGACAAAACCACCGAGCAACATGCGCCCGATAAACAGACGCGGGGTGATGGGTTCACCACCGGCAAGCACCTTGCCGACAACAATCAGCACCCCAATCATGAAAAGCGACAGGACGCTTTTTTCTTCTGCTGTCATGCGTTACTCCCACAGATTGACAGTTTCAGCCACGGGCGCGGTCTGAACGTCGGGCAGTTCGACGGCGGTGCCGTGTGGCAGCACCGCACCCAGTTCAGCCAGTCCCGGATTTGCGGCGAGCACGGTCTCAACCACGCCCTCAGTGCGCCCGTAATACCGGACACAAATGGCGTCGAGCGTGTCGCCCTGTAGCGCAAAGGTCTTCATCAGATTTGACTCACGATGCAGCGCGGCTTGTCCTGGATACGCGCCACTGCCCAGCGCATATCCCGCCACAGCTCATCAATGGTGCTGTCAATGCTGTCGGCCTTCTTGTCGCCCTTGGCACTGGCATCCACGCCGCGATAACGCTCATAAAGCGACGCGGTCGCCATCGCACACACGGCGCGCTCGTAGTAAAAAACTTTGATGCTTTCACCGTCGATGTCGTCCGCCGGGACGTCCGCCAGACGCGTAAAACCGGCGGCAATTTTCTGTTCGCGGTACTCGTACAGCTCCGCATTTGTTTCCGCCATGCCTGACTTGATGGCCTCACGCAGACGGGCGGGGGCGACGGTCTGCTCAAGGCGCATACGTTCCCGGACGCGCTTCGGGTCGATATCGGGAAAAAAGAACGTGTTTTTAATCACCGGCTCGTCGCCTGCCGGTTGCGGGATGACCACCGTACCCTCACCGGACACGGGAGCCTCCTTTCGCGGAATAATCAGCGTCATCATGACTACCTCTGAAAAGTCGGGCGGTGGACGCCGGTGCAGTGTCAGGTGATTCACCCTCACTGACCGGCGTGCCGCCCTGGCGCGGGGCGCATTCGGTTGTTAACTGGCTTTATTTTTCGGGCGTCCACGTTTTGCCGGTGTCACGCTCCGGGTCTTACGCGGGGTACGGGTGGCCGCTTTTGGCTGCGGCTCCGGCTTCGGTTTCAGCTCCCGCTCCAGTCGTTCAATCTCTTTTTTGACGCCTGCCTGACAGTCGAGCTGTGTCGCGCGTTGCAGGTGCGCCAGCGCCCCTGCGGCATCACCAGCGTCACGCAGAAACAGACCGGTGATTTTGTGCAGCTTTGCGCGCACTTCATCAGGCATGTCAGCCGTGGCGGTCAGTTCGAGGGTGTCCGTCAGCAGGCGGGGATCCACAGACTCACCGGCAGCGTGAGCGCGCATGGCCGCGAGAGCCACTTCCTCGGTGAACATGTACGGCGGGGTACGGCGGTGTTTACCCGGCATGGTCAGACCGTATTTCAGGGCATAACGGGCAATCTCCAGCGCACCGGCAATATCGCCGGTATCCAGACGCCACAGCATGACCGTCATCAGAATGTCATCCTGTGCGCCTTTGCCCTGCTCCAGCACGCCGTTCACCCACGGCAACCAGAACGGCAGCAGTTCGCGTTTTTTCGCGGCCTTCAGCTCTTTTGAATAAATCGCTTTCAGTGTGCGCTGGTCTGCGGCCAGCTTGACCAGCATCTGCTCATAGACAGTTGCATGTCGCAGCGGGGCGGCTTCCCGCTGCGCGGTCATCGCTGCCGAGACCCGCATCATGTGGCGCTGTGCGGGACTCGTCATCGGTTACGCTCCCGGCTCTGCGGTCGCCTTAGCCGGTGTGGAGAAATCACCGACCTTGATTTTTTCCACCAGACAACCGGCGGCGTAGTCTTCCACCACGTAATCAATGTTCATTGACTCGTAGTTCTCCACGCGGTCGAGTTTCGGGTTTTCCTCAATCACGCGGCGATGGCTGTCATCCATGTAGTAGATGGACAGGTTTTCCAGCTTCGTGATGAGCATCGCATCCGCCGGGAAGTACGGGACGCGTACCGCCGGCAGGTTACCGATGCGTTTCTGGCTGATGATGACGTCAGCGGCCAGCATTTCGCTGTTGTCCTGCTCCTTGTTGACGATGGGAAAATACTTGTCCGCCAGAAGCTGACGTCCCACAATGACCACAAGGTCAGGGTCTTCCTGATACCACGGCTCAATCAGGTTGTTGGTCGCATCCATCACCAGTGCATCAAGGCTGGCATAATCACCGCCCTTACCCACGCGGATAACCTCAGAGGTGGTGCGGCCTTCCTCGTCAGTGACCTTGCTCATCACGCGCGCCGGGGCTTCATTGCGGTATTTCTGCAGCCAGCCGACCGCCACATCCTGCAACATCGGATTACTGTTGCGGTCAGAGGTTTCTGCACGCTTCACGCCGTTAAAACCGGCCATGATGAAATCAAGGGACTGGCGTTTGATAATGGCGTTACGGATACGGAGCTGGAAATCCTGATAACGCGCCCACAGGTCCAGCGTTTTGTAGCGGATATAAAAATCGAAGTTAATCTGGTCGCATTCGTACTTGTTAGACGCCAGCTTCGAGAAGTCCTTCGGCTGACGCTCGGTGCCACCGGCGGTGTCGGTGGTGCTGGCGATGGAGCCGGTGACACCGATACCAATTTTTTCCCCTTTCATTTCGCTGACCGGCACAATGTTGATGCGGGTCAGAAAGTCAGAGGACTCCTGCATGGTGTTCATCAGGGTCTGGGTGACCGACGGTTCAACGGTGAATTTTTTCGACACATCACCGGCGTCGATGCCGTTCAGTTCGGCAACACGGGACAGGTAGGCATTAAATTTAAAGCGGGTTTCCTGGCGCATAGTTTTTCCTGAAATTAATGGTTAATCGTGAAGGTTTTCCCGGACTGACTGACGCCGGTCAGCAGTTCGTCATCAGGGCGTCACCGCCACCACCGGTGGCCTTGCTGCGGCGCCGCTGGGTCAGACTTTCGGTGTGGTCGAGACTGTTTTTCAGGCGGGTGAATGCCTGGCTGGTTTCATCCGCCCTGTCAGTCACCTCCTGCTTAAGTGCAGAAAAGGCGGTTTCCATCTCAGCGAGGCGCTGCTCAGTGGCGCTCAGTTTTTCCTGCACATGTTCAGCAACAGCGGTCACCGCTTCATGCACGTCATTCAGACGGGCGTCATCGCTGGCCTGTTTGCGGCCAAAAATGGATTTCACCTTTTCAGTCAGGGCGGTGAACACGGTTTCAGGCAGGTCTTCAAATTCCAGCTCAACGGGCGTTGCCACTGAAATCAGATTTTCAGGGCTTAATTTGAAGCGGTTCAGGGGGTTGTGTTTTGCCGTGCGGCAGAATTCCAGGTATTCCGTGCCGAGGCTTGCCGGGTCATCGGTGACGGCCAGCCCCACCAGATAACATTTGCCGGTGTTGGCAAAGTTCGGCTGAATTTCCATTGAGGTGTAGACCTTCTGCGCGGCCTTGTTCATCGCGATAAGGTCATCGGTCGGGGTGATTTTCGCAAACAGCGCCCATTTGCCTTTCAGCGCCGAATCATCGTCAATCTTCTCGGCCTTCAGTTCGGCCACATCGCCATAACGCTTAAAAATACCGTCAGGCAGGATGCCACGCAGATGTTCCAGGTTAATGCGGCAACCATAGACTCGCGGGTCAAAGGTTTCCGCCATTTCCTGAATATCCTGCGCACTGATGACACGCCCGTCACAGGTGTCACCCTCAACGCCGATACGAAAGAATTTTGAGACTTTTTTTGCCATTGTCAGGAGTCCTGAATAGTGATTAGAGGAGTCACATGTCGGCATCAGTTTCCCGACGATGCGCATCCTCCGCCATCAGTCCCGGATGGCTTATCACTGACACAACAGCACCTTAGCGAATCGCGGGGCGCGACTCAGTAGCCTTGCCGTGTATTCATCACGGCGAGGTATTCATGACCATCACCACAGACACCACTCTTTTACACGACCCGCGTCGTCAGGCGGCGCTGCTGTACTGGCAGGGGTTTTCCGTGCCGCAGATTGCCGCCATGTTGCAGATGAAACGTCCGACGGTGCAGAGCTGGAAACAGCGCGACGGCTGGGACAGCGTTGCCCCCATCAGCCGTGTCGAAATGAGTCTGGAAGCGCGACTGACCCAGCTCATCATCAAACCGCAGAAAACCGGTGGTGACTTCAAGGAAATTGACCTGCTGGGACGCCAGATTGAACGACTGGCACGGGTAAACCGTTACAGTCAGACCGGCAACGAGGCAGACCTTAATCCGAACGTCGCTAACCGCAACAAAGGCGGGCGTCGCAAACCGAAAAAGAATTTTTTCAGTGACGAGGCCATCGAAAAGCTGGAGCAGATTTTCTTTGAGCAGTCTTTCGACTATCAGTTGCACTGGTATCGCGCCGGGCTTGAGCACCGCATCCGCGATATCCTGAAATCCCGCCAGATTGGCGCGACGTTTTATTTTTCCCGCGAGGCGCTGCTGCGCGCCCTGAAAACCGGTCATAACCAGATTTTTCTGTCGGCCAGTAAAACGCAGGCGTATGTGTTCCGCGAATACATCATCGCCTTTGCCCGTCTGGTTGACGTTGACCTGACCGGTGACCCGATTGTCCTGGGCAATAACGGCGCAAAACTGATTTTTCTCGGCACCAACTCCAACACCGCGCAGAGCCATAACGGCGACCTGTACGTCGACGAGATTTTCTGGATCCCGAATTTTCAGGTACTGCGTAAGGTGGCATCAGGTATGGCCTCACAGAGTCACCTGCGGTCGACCTATTTCTCCACCCCGTCCACGCTGGCGCACGACGCCTACCCGTTCTGGTCCGGTGAACTGTTTAACCGGGGACGCGCCAGCGCCGCCGAACGCGTGGAAATCGACGTCAGTCATAACGCCCTTGCCGGTGGGCTTCTCTGTGCGGACGGCCAGTGGCGGCAGATTGTCACCATTGAGGACGCCCTGAAAGGCGGCTGCACATTGTTCGACATTGAGCAGCTTAAACGCGAAAACAGCGCCGACGATTTTAAAAACCTGTTCATGTGTGAATTTGTTGACGACAAGGCGTCGGTGTTCCCGTTCGAGGAGCTGCAACGCTGCATGGTCGACACGCTGGAAGAATGGGAAGACTATGCGCCGTTTGCCGCCAATCCGTTCGGATCCCGCCCGGTATGGATTGGTTACGACCCGTCACACCGTGGCGACAGCGCCGGATGCGTGGTGCTGGCACCGCCGGTGGTGGCCGGTGGCAAATTCAGAATACTTGAGCGTCACCAGTGGAAAGGCATGGACTTTGCCTCCCAGGCTGAATCCATCCGCAAACTCACCGAAAAATACAACGTCGAATACATCGGAATTGATGCCACCGGCCTCGGTGTCGGCGTGTTCCAGCTCGTTCGCTCGTTCTATCCCGCCGCGCGCGATATCCGCTACACGCCGGAAATGAAAACCGCAATGGTGCTCAAGGCAAAAGACGTCATCCGCCGTGGCTGTCTGGAATATGACGTCAGCGCCACCGACATCACCAGCTCGTTTATGGCTATCCGCAAGACCATGACCAGCAGCGGACGCAGCGCCACCTATGAGGCCAGCCGCAGCGAGGAAGCCAGCCACGCCGACCTCGCCTGGGCGACCATGCACGCCCTGTTAAATGAGCCACTCACCGCCGGTATCAGCACCCCACTGACATCCACCATTCTGGAGTTTTACTGATGAGCAAGAAAAAAGGGAAAACACCGCAACCTGCGGCAAAAAAAATGACCGCCAGCGCCCCGAAAATGGAGGCATTCACCTTTGGTGAGCCGGTGCCGGTACTCGACCGCCGTGACATTCTGGATTACGTCGAGTGCATCAGTAACGGCAGATGGTATGAGCCGCCGGTCAGCTTTACCGGTCTGGCAAAAAGCCTGCGTGCTGCCGTGCATCACAGCTCACCGATTTACGTCAAACGTAATATTCTGGCCTCGACATTTATCCCGCATCCGTGGCTTTCCCAGCAGGATTTCAGCCGCTTTGTGCTGGATTTTCTGGTTTTCGGTAATGCGTTTCTGGAAAAGCGTTACAGCACCACCGGTAAGATCATAAGACTGGAAACCTCACCGGCAAAATATACCCGCCGTGGCGTGGAGGAGGATGTTTACTGGTGGGTGCCGTCCTTCAACGAGCCGACACCTTTCGCGCCCGGCTCCGTGTTTCATCTGCTGGAGCCGGATATTAATCAGGAACTGTACGGCCTGCCGGAATATCTCAGCGCCCTTAACTCTGCCTGGCTGAATGAGTCGGCCACGCTGTTCCGCCGCAAGTATTACGAAAACGGCGCACATGCCGGATACATCATGTACGTCACCGATGCCGTGCAGGATCGCAACGATATCGAAATGCTCCGCGAAAACATGGTCAAGTCGAAAGGCCGCAACAACTTTAAAAACCTGTTTCTCTATGCCCCGCAGGGGAAAGCTGACGGCATTAAAATTATCCCGCTCAGTGAAGTGGCGACGAAGGACGATTTTTTTAATATCAAAAAAGCCAGTGCCGCAGACCTGCTGGACGCGCACCGCATCCCCTTTCAGTTGATGGGCGGCAAGCCGGAGAACGTCGGGTCGCTGGGTGATATTGAGAAAGTGGCAAAGGTCTTTGTCCGCAATGAGCTTATCCCGTTACAGGACAGGATTCGGGAAATAAACGGCTGGCTCGGTCAGGAGGTCATCCGCTTTAAAAACTACTCACTGGACACTGACAACGGCTGAACATCGCCGCCTGCGGGCGGCTTTTTTACACCCCGTCATCACGCCCTCACACGCTCACCACCGCGCAAAACAGCCCGCAGACAAACCAACGCCCCGGCGCACAATCTAAACGCCATCACGACGCGCTCAGACGCTGAAAAAATAAAATCAGCACCACCGCCAGCGCGCAGTGCTTTCCCCGCCTCGCCCGCCCGCTTCATGGGGCGATTTTAATGCAGTTGCATGATTTAGCCGAATCCGCGCCATTGTTGACATTGATGTTTTGATATGGATATGGCGTAAGCATGCGAATTCATTCAAGATGATGCAAGAATGATGAAATTATGGTACAGATCGATTAGCCATAATATGCCCCACGTTGTTACATGTGGTTCATAAGAGTTATGGCTCATAGGGATTTATACAAAATATATATAGGTAATTATCATGTCAGGTGAAACTCAAAATATTTCAGCAATGGCAGAAAAAATATCTTCAGACCTATTCAAATGGTTTAAGTGGGAACTCGTTGGTCCAACCAATGAAAACTTTCCATGCATGAAAAAAGATCAACATAAAACACTAGCCGGAACACATCCAACTGATGTTGTATTTTCTTATAAAGATCCCTATTTGAATAGAACCATTTTTTTAAATACTGATTTAAAAAGCTATATTAAAGGCTCAATTACAGCAACTAAAATGCGCAATGCTTTAGTATCGCTGGCTAATTCTATTGACTGTGCTCAAGGTTGTAAAGAATGGAAGGAGCGTTATTCTTATAAAAGTGGTGCGTCAGAAGTCAGAGGCATGCTCTTTGTATACAACCATGACGGAGACTTTGACCAATCTTTTTATGATGTATTCTATCAGTCTCACAATACTGAAACTGATAAGAAGAAAAGAGGTATCAATCTTGACAATATACCGGTAAGGGCCGGTCAAAAAATACACATTATTGAACCAAGAACTATAAACTACCTGCAGTCAATAATCTGCGATTTATCACAACTAAGCCACAAAAGAGAGTTTCCACTCGGTAAAAAATATCAATTCTTTTACCCAGACCTTTCACTACATAAAGTAAGCGGTTCGCCCGAAGAACTTCCAGCAACTGTAGAATTATTGACAGGCCCATTCCTTATTATAAAACATAATGACGTCAGACATTGCAATGAAGAAACATCACAATGGGAAACCACATTTAAACATGGTTACATTATTTATTACAATGGCGAAGGAAAAAACGAGCTAGAGTTTATTTACATTCTGGACACACTATCTAAATATCAATTACTGGATGGCAATGAAAATATAAGAATTAGAATAGTTAACCCTAACATACATAAAGATGTTCGCAGTATTTTTATGCGTGCGAAGGATAGTTATTGTCAAGAATGGGGTTTCGATGAACATAAAAAAACGATAATAGATGCTATTGATTTTCAACAGGTAGAATTTACAAAGCCTCGTTTTAGTTCGGTAGAGATTGGTTGGGAGCGACAGGCATGAAAATTGGATTATATAGTGTAAATGATAAGGCAATGTTTGACGCATTGAATCAAACTAAAGTCACTCATGAAGATATGAAAAGCCTCTTTTTTAAAAGAGGAATGATTATATCCAAAGAGACTAAACGAAAAACATTGGCTTTGGATTTTTCCAGATACTATCATGGCTATTCTGATTTTGAATTTCTTTCAAACATACTCGGTTCTGTTGGGCGGAGAGAAAAAGTATCAATTAACATTATTAATACAAATATAGATAAAAATAGTATGGAAAATACTATTAAATCTATTTGTGAAGATCTTCAAAAAGAAGGCGATATAACTAATATAAATTACACCGAGAATGGTTTTGAAGTATCAATAAAATATGTGAAACTAGATTTCAAAATGAGCGAGTTTCGCCAATCCTCATCACGTGAAGCCAAAATACAAGTTGAAATGAATGAAAGCGGTGAATTTATCACCCGTTTCCCTCAAAATGCTAAAGCAAGGGAATTCAACGAGCGCCTCGTGGAGAAGATCAAAGAAGACAACAATGAGGATCCAGCCAGTCTTGATGAGATTTCGCTCGAAACTGTTAAATCACCAGCGGAAAGAAGCAAATTTTTTGAGCAACTAATCTCAAGCATACCTAACTACAAATGCATTGACGTATCGGATGTATACGTTACGCATCCAATTCTTGAGTCAAATAAGTCTAACGAAAATGAAGATGATTCTGATGATGACGATACAATTATTGACACAGGATATCATATCTCCAAAGCTTCACTAAAAGGGCGCAGCGTTCTTGACTCTCTCGAGTTTAAGGAGTTGTTAGGAAAAGGATTTTATATTACCAAAATCATTTGGAGTTCTGTTGTTGACACTTATAAAGACTCGGACAAATATGAATTCGAGGCTCAATTTGTCGACCCAGATAATTGCAAGTTATTCTCGTATATCGTTCGCGGTGTTTATAAGTACAAAAATATAAACGAATATGCAAATCGTCAAAATGTAGATAAAGAGAAGGAAAAACTGCTATTATTAGCACTTGAAAAAACCGCTCGCGAAATTTCAAACAGTATTATCGCCTCCAACACAATTGAGGTTGTTACTGATAAATAAAAGGAGTTGTTATGAAAACAAAATGGTTTACTGCCAACTTCCCTGCTGGACTTGATAGTTTATATCAGTCTATCATTAACACTCCTTTTGATAGTGATAAAGGCTGGGGATTTAGTATCAACTCATATGAAGAAAATGCAATATCATCTCGATACATCGAGAAAGTAGAGGTCAACGAGATAATCGTTGATCCATATGGAAACGAGACTCAATATACACAGCTAAAATATATTCAATTTAACTTTTGGCTTTACACAACAAAAGGTAAAAACTTCATCTTAATCATTGAGTCGCCTCCCAGAAGCATTAAGAACTTCATATCAAACATAATTAAATCAACACATTCTGATTTTAATGTGTCAAATCTCAACATCAAAATTGAGGACTTCATTTATTTCCTGACCCCGCACTTTGAAAAAATACAAGTGCACAAGGCAAAATTAAAAGACTTAACGTTTAGCAAACACACATCCGGCATACTGGAACTTGAGTCATCAAGTGACGCACTTATGGAAATAAGAAACATTTTCAAAAATGCAAATTTTACAATTGATAAAGTTAAACTTAATGTTAAGGACGTTACCGGTTATGAGTCATTAGAAATTAACACAAATGGGTCCATTTCACTTTCAGAGCAAATTTTTGACAAGGTGTATCGAACCATAGAAAGGTTTGCCCTTTAAGTTAACAATACAATTCAATTCTTTTGATGTAATAAAAACGGCCTCATTAAAAATGAGGCTTATCGTTTTATTATTGTAGCCATGCCATCTGGTTTTCACCTTTTCCTCCAGCACAGTATTAATACACACCTTATATAGTTTTATCTCTTAGATATTCACACTATTTCAATCTATTACAGTTGTGAACCCTGGCCATCCATCAGCGACCGGATAAGCGAATTTTTTCCCGTCATAATTTACGGTCGCGCCACGCGCCAGCGCCTCAAGCTCCCATCGCTGCGGCCTGATACCGTTCTGAGCAAGGTCAACGCGGATACGGGTAATTTGCATTCGTTCCGACCGGGTCAGTCTGGCCGATGGCGCTATTTCATGCGGTTTTAACGGGCTTCCGTTTCTTTGCTGGCGGTTTGGTCTTCTCAGTCCGTGTTTTAATGCACCCCTGAGCGCCCTCACGACCTCCGGGTCACTCCATTCGATGACACCGTCATCAACCAGATTTAGCACTGCTACGGCGTGCTCAGAAGGTGTGGGAGCCGGTAACGAAGTATCACCACCGGTGAGCTTTCCACAGTTATTGACAGGACTCCGAGGCGCGGCGATGCCGCTTTTTAAAGTCAAAGGCTCAACGACCGGAACTTTCGGCACAATGCGCCAGTCCGTGGTTCTGGTGATATGAATATGACGCGCGCCGAGATGCGGTGCATAAATGCCGACCACTCTCTCGACCTCTTCCTCGTACTCGTTAACGTCATCCGACGGGCTACGGGCGACTCTGACAGTCTGACAATCTCGCGGAACATTTGCCCCGCCCTGCGCGCTGATATATAACGCAAAATCGCCACTGTCTGCGGCAGCGCGTGCAGCCTCGACGCGTTCGTCAAACTCATCAGCAATGCTGACGCCGCGAGGTAATTTGCGTAGTTCACGGTAAGCCCCCATTGTCGGCAGGCCAACAGTTTTAAATTGCGGAATGCGCCACGTTGACGCCCATGCGGTAACAGCCGCGGCAGTGTCTTTCAGCGGCCTGCCGGTATCGTTATCGAGCTGACCATCCAGTGCATAGCCGTCGATGTTTTTTGAAATGTATTTCGCGATATATCCCGCAGCACCGCCCCGGTTAAGGTGTTTTGCCTGAAAACGGTTTCGCGCAGCTCCTCTTTCGTCGCCATCCTCTTTGAGCGCGTAGCGACGCATGATTTCAATAATCTGGTTACGCTGGCGTGGATTACAAAAAAGCATCATATGCCAGTGCGGCGTTCCGTCGTGGTGTGGCTCGACGACACGCAAACCGTAGACCTGTAAATCATTATCCTTGAATGCCGTGCGCATCAGGCTCCAGATGTGGCAGAGATAACGCTGCGCATCCTTTGGATTAAATGCCTCATCGTTCCAGCCGTGATTTAGCTGGACGGTTTTACTTTCGCCTTTTCTGACCTGACGTGTCGGGTGATACTTTGACGGCGCGGTCAGCGTGATAAACATCCCCACATCACCCTCTGCGGCGGCGTAACGCTCAATACCGGCAATGGTGTTCATCAGCTCCATCCGGCGAATTTCAGGATTAGAAATACTGCCCATCACCTTACTGATAAGGTCGATGCGCTCGCCGGTTTCCCTGTTTTCAAGGTCACACGATTTAAGAAATTCCAGATTTGCCTGGCGGCGCGCACACACATCACGAATGGCGTGTTTACTGGCATAAGGAGAACGGTCTTTATTGACCTCCCCGACAGCTATCAGTAACGCTTCATGCCAGCGCATACGCTGGCCTTTAAGCTGATGAGTCCACCACTCATCGTTAAACAGACGGGCAATGGCAGAATATGCCTGCCTCGTGGTCATCTGCCCTTTACGGTATTTTTTCCAGTAGAGAGGGGAAATATTGAAAGCTCGTGCAGCGCCAGCAACATGACCATACAGATGCGCCTGAGCCTCATCCGTAAACAGCGATTCTTTCTCGCCATGTGCATCAACCCATGCATCGCAGAGTTCCTCATACATCATGAAAAGCTGCGATGAGATACGGGCGGCAAACTTTTTCAGCTCCTTGTCATTCATTCCCGGCAGGCGCGCATAATGGTCACGCTCTGCCAGAAACAGCAACGACGCGTCAGTGTTCATTTCATGACGCTGATTAACGCGCTCAATGCGCGGCCATAAACGACGCTGAAAAGTGGATGTGAGGAAATAAAACCCGTGCACCGGGCTTTTATTGCGCCGGATGTAGTCATAGCGTGAAGTAAACAGCGAGCGCAAAAAGTAAGGCAGGCGGTTAATCGTGGATAAAACACCTTGCACCTGACGCATCTCGTCACGTGTAAGGGGTCTTTCGCGCCCGACGGCCTCGCGTGGCGCGTTCCATGCATAAGCACCGGTAAACGCCTTACCGGTGCCTGCAGCAAATGCTGACGGAGGGACAAAACGCCCGGAGGCTTTAACGGCCATATGAGCCAAAAGCCTCTGAACAACGCCTGCTGAGTTGCTCAACCTGCGCGTTTAAATCAGCAAAAGACTTTGCGCTTCCGGTCAGAATATCGTGATGCATCAGGCCGGAAACGAGCTGGCTTAATTTCGGATAATAACCAACCACCGCCAGCCATTCCTGACCGGTGTTTTTACCGCTTTCCGCTCTCTTTTTCTCGTGGAGAATAAACTGAAAGCTGTCACTGGTAACGACATAACGTTCGCCAATTTCAATACGAATACTCATGCCGTTCTCCGGTAATGTTTGTTTTTTGCTTCAAAGACTGACTGGCAGGAAACACAACGCGTGGCTGACGGATAAGCCGCACGACGGGCAGCAGGTATTGGCGCGTCACACTCTTCGCAAACCAGCGCAGAAGCACCGCAATGTTTTACCCTTGCCGCGTTAATCTGACGCTCCAGTAATTCAGCCTGTTGTTCCTGAATAAAATCTACGTTGTCCGGCATTACCAGCTCCTTTTGTCGTTCAGCTTCTTAAATTCATCAGCGCAATAGCTGGCGATTTCTGTCGTTAATTTTGTCAGTTCATCCACGGATGAAATTTGCTTATGAAATACAGCGCGTTTAACAAGTAAATTGACCACATCAGACAGGAGATTTAATTTATCCGCATAAATGGCTATAGTTGATTCCACCATATCCCCAGTGTTTTTATCGCGTTTAATATCAGCTAGCGACAAATCACCATTTTTCATGACTGAAATCTTCAGCCAGTTATTAAGCAATATATTTTTCATTCGCTATATGCCCTCTCCGCAGAATCAATCATTTCCCGGCCATTATCGGTAATACAGAAACCTTCTCTTGATTTAGTCACAAGCCCCCATTTCCCCATTGCTATAAATGCTTTTTCCACACGACTAGGACAGGAGCGGAAGACATCGCTTGAAGGATGTAGTGGAGTCTTGTCATCTAATTTTTTAAGTAATGAAAGTTGATAATCTGTTAAGCGTTTCCTGAACCATTTTGTATTTGTCATCTCCAACTTCCCTGTTATTTATTGAGTCCTAGATTATGGAATTTGGCAGACTCCTGACTGAGCAACTCGACTATCTCCACGCGGGATAACTCCGCCTTTGTGATGTGGCGAATCATGGCATCAAGATGAGACGAAAAGCGCGTTGCTGCATCGGCCTGTGCTTCGGTTCTGGCCTGTTGCAGCATTAATGCGTATTTACCGCACTGATTTTCAGAAACTGTATGCATGACTTTCTCCAGGCAAAAAGAAGCCCCGCACGATTAAGTGCGTTAAAAACTTTGGTTAATTACTTAATGCAGATATTGCTCTGGTTTTACCGACGTCAGAATTGTCGGTGCATATTCAAACAGACTGAATAATTCACGTAATGCACGGAATAAAGCATCACGCCAGTAACATGACTCTTCATTAATTCGCCAGTATGGCTGATTAAATTCTTTTTCTGTCAGTCGTGCGTGCATAAATAAAGTACGGCGCTGACTGACAGTTAAAAAGCTAATATATGCATACTCACTTGCACCGACCTGACGGCGTTTTGAGAATGCCCCACGCAATTCATCAATTGCACAAACCAGCCGTTCACGTTCGACGTCGTTCATTTCTTCAAAACGCATCGTTGCATGACGCTGTTTTAACTGTGCATGGAAGCAAACCGTTAGCCGTTCGCGCTCCATCATCTGATTATAATAATCACATGTCTCCTGCCAGCGAGGGACGGCAAGATGCTTACCAATTATCCGGCGCATAGTTGCTGGTTGTTTTTCAACGAGATTGAGCGTCATCACTGTCATTTCCATACCCTCCGGCTTTTCAGAAAGGTCAGAGCCTTTTTTAACGGACTCTGTTTTTTGGTGCGGATAATGATTCCCTTACGCCCCTTACCGTGGGTAATGGTGAAGTCAATCGCCCTGGGGCTTTCGTTACGCAATAACTGAGCAATACAACGAGGCTCGTTCATCCTTTCCACCTTAAGCCGCACGGCCATGTCTTGATTTGCTGTAACTAATGCGATTTTTCCAGTCATGCCATTCTGTCGGAGCTTCATCAACTAGTTGGGCTGCGTACTTGTCCCACTCACGGCGATTAATCCATAACTCAGCATGACCGCCCGGCTTTAATGGGTCCGTCATATAAAAGGCTGGTAACTTGCCTGCTTTCGCCATTTCAGCAACAGCACGAGGCGTCTTACCGATGTAAAGAGCAAATCCCTCTTTCGAGAGCAAATCCGACGGTGCGGCTGCAAGTTTGATGTCACATTTTTTACTTTTTGTGAGATCAGATACTTTTTCTCCAACATCGTTATTCATTTCTGATCCAATACTCATTTTGATATCCTCAACTTTGGTGCCATTCAACCAGAGCTATTTGAAGCCGCTCTGCGTTGTTCTGGTGTGTCGCATACAACATAAATTACGAGATACGACAATTCATGTCAAATACACAAATCACATCTCAAGCAGAGAAACTCGCACTTATTCGGGAGTCAGAAAGAATGACAAGGAAGCAAGTTGCTGAATTAACTGGAATTAACTACAACACCTATGCTGGATATGAGCAGGGAAAAGTAAAGATGTCTTTTGACGCAGGCATGAAATTTTTCAAGCCTGAAAGATTTCGCAAGTACCGTGACTGGTTCATGTTTGATGAAACTGATCCCGCTGGCGGACAAATAGCCCCGGCGCTCGCGCACATTGGGCAAGACTCAACAACCTTGCACCACTCAGACCAAAAGACTGGCTGACGATTTATTCAGCATATGTATGCAGTAAATGTACGAAAGAAAATTGCATTAATTTTCAAGTAGTAGAAGTAAACAGCGTCATCGGAGGGCTTTATGTCTATTAAAAAGCTCGATGATGGTCGTTATGAAGTGGACGTCAGACCGCAGGGTGCAGATGGAAAACGTATCAGGCGGAAATTTAAAACGAAAGGTGAAGCTCAAGCATTCGAACGTCATGTACTGGTTAACTACCACAACAAAGAGTGGCTGGAGAAGCCAGCCGACCGCCGAACTCTTACAGAGTTGTTAGGCAGATGGTGGATATATCACGGAAAATCACATGAGCGTGGAGATATTGAACGGGGACGTTTGACGACAATAATCGCCAAATTTGCAGAAATGGGAGTGTCCAGAGCTGACCAGCTAACAAAGAAAACGATAACTGATTATCGCGTTGTAATGATGAACGATGGTCTAAAACCAGCCAGCGTAAATCGGCATCTGGCAATAATGAGCGGGATGTTCACCAAGTTAATTGACGCCGGTGAATACCATTCTCACAACCCGTTCCGTGAGGTTAAGCGATTACGTGAAGCTGTTACAGAAATGGCTTTTTTGTCCAGTGAAGAGATTACACGGCTGTTATCCATGCTCGATGGTGATGAATTAAATGCGACTCTGGTCTGCCTTTCTACTGGTGGACGCTGGAGTGAAGTGTCTAATTTAAAAGCTGAACACATCATTAACCAGATGGTTACGTTTATGAAAACTAAAAACGGAAAGCGCAGGACAATTCCCGTTTCGCAGGACCTGATTAAACGGATCAAGACCAAAAATTCAGGCAGGCTTTTTAATGCCAGTTACTACAAAGTGCGCAACGCTCTCAGGGAAGTAAAACCCGATTTACCTGACGGACAGGCAGTGCATGTTTTGAGGCATACATTTGCCACACATTTTATAATGAATGGAGGTAACATAATCACATTGCAGCGCATCCTGGGTCATTCTAACATTCAGCAAACTATGACCTACGCACACTTTGCACCGGATTTCTTACAAGATGCAGTGACTCTTAACCCGGTGTCAGGAATGTCCATAATGCGTCCATAA